AGGGTCTAAGAACTGTGACATGTCATCTAAGAAATCATCTTGTGATTTTGTCGTACCAATGGTAGCTCCATCAAAGATATTACCATAACTTAGACAATAATCTACAGCTCCCTGAGTATACCAGGTATCCCCGACCTTTCCTTGCTGACCAAACAGTATGGATTGTTCAATATCCCATTTGTGTTCGATCAACTTTTCACGCCAGACACGAGCCCACTCATTTTTTTCATACTTCAGAACGGTAGCACGAGTTGTGTTATCCATTGCCATTGAAGTTTTCCAAATTTTAGTACGTCCATAGCCGGTTGAGAAAGGTTGGTCTTTCCAAGTTTCAGGGCAACCAGTCCCTTGAGCATGCGCAGCGCCAACAACATAACATCGTTTTGGCTCCAAATTAGTTGCTATGTTCTTATTATAAGTAGCAGATACAGCTGTAGAAGCGCTTTCGAACATTAAGTCCTGAGCAGCTGCGACACCTTTAACTATTACCGTTTTAAGAATAACATATTCGCCTGAATCAGTAACGCTCTCTACTTTTGCCAAAAGATATCCAGTCGGCACAAGTAAATCAGCTGAAACAGATTCATCTTCATCCCTAAAATTAAGTTTAATAATTTGTTCTGGGATAAAGTAAGCGGGTTTAGTACCAGTAGTACCAACGTTAAAAGCTGAACTAGACTGCCCTAAAACATTTCCAATGTTCCCAGCAGACTTATAGTCAGTACCCATTTTAAAATAATAGGTATCACCTTGGTCCACTGCTCCGGCAGCTATAGTAGCTTCTGTAGTTGATACTGATGATGATGCACCATGTGCAACACAATACGCATATCGCTTGTGATAAGAGGGGCGTCTTTCTGTAAACTTGAATTCAGGATCGTCAACGGGTCTCTTTGCTACTTTAGATAAAAACCTGAAAAAAGGGTCTTGAGCTATTGCTAACTCGCTAACTCTATCTCCAAAGTTATATCGTCGTCTAAGATCGCCAGTACTTAAAGCAGAACCAGGTCCTAAACCAGCAGATGACTCAGACAAACTATCTTCAAGTTGAAAAATATCAGCCATAATTTACCTCTTTATTTAGTGTTTATGCCTTTAGTTTATACTAAAGGCTTTCTCTAATTCAGAATCAATTCCAAGAAGAGTATCGAACACCATATCCTGACTCGACCTTTCGGGGCTACTATCGCCTGAGCCTGTAGCAGCTGCGGAAGAAGGTTTTTCTCTAACTTTCTTCATCTGCTGCATCATCTCACCTTTAGTATTCTGAGCTATTTTATCTTCTTTCTTTCCCCTGTTCATCAAAAAGTAAACATCGTCATAAGTAAGAGGTCTAGATTGTGCAAAATCCACAACATCTTTAAACTCATTATCACTCATTTTATGTTTATCACGAAAACCCTGCTCCGCTGTTACACGTTGGTTTTCTTCTTTTGATTTAGCAGCGAACTCTCCAAGCCTTTTTTGAACAACTCCATCAATAGTAGCGTTCAATAATTTGCTTGAATCAGAAGAAGTATCATCAATAGCTTCATCATAGTCAAAGACGAAATCTTCGTCTAATCCTAATTGCTCCTTCAGATTGCCTGGTGTTGAACCACCACCCTCATAATATCCCTTAATATGTGATATTAAATTAGGGTCTTCTCTCATATCATCCAAAATAGGTGCATAGGGTTCAAGTTCGTTAAGCCTACCTTTCAACTTTTTAGCCTCTCTACTCGAATCTGTGTACCTCTTCTCGTAATCATGCCCTTTTTCTTGCACTGTTTCTTCTCGGGGGCTGCTTTCAGCCGTTGCGACGTCTTGCTGGATGGGCTCCCCAGCTTCATTCTCAAGTACTACACTATTAACCTGATTATCTAATTCTTCAAAAAAGTTATCAGAATTTTGAGTTTCGAGGCTATCGTCTGGCGAGTCATCGCCTTCAAATAGGTTATCTTTTTTCTCATTGTGCAGTGCCATAATATACCTCCATTAATTTACTGCGTTTGTTGTTACCTTTCAACGGGTTTTTTTATATTTCTTTTACTCTCTTCTTTCATTAAAGATCGTAGAAACTTTTGTTGAGCTTGTGTCTCTAATACCTCTTTCCTTACTTCATTACCAGCCGTTCCTACTTTATCTTTAATACCAGACTGCACAGCTTGTCTTGATAAAGTATCAATAGTTCCGTCTCTATCTTTCAATTCTTGAGCCAAACTTTCGATTTGTTGTTTCAACTGAGCATAAATACTTTTCCTTTTTATAATCTGTTCTTTATTTCTAATATCGGTTTCTGCCAACATTGCTATATCATCAATCAATCCAGACTGGAACCATCTAAAATACTCTTCCATTAATGCCCATCTATTAATAGGCATAGTAGAGCCGCCAATATATCTTACATCAAACTTACTAGACGCATAATCATTCCACCTGCTTATAACATCACCATAGTCATTATAAATTGGTACATTAATCTCTACTGATCTATCTTCAAATCCACCAGCCTCAGGCTGTACTATTCTAAATACTTTGTGAGCTGTATACGTACTTTGGGCTGTTTCTGTAAAAACCTTACCCAAGTGCTCTAATGCTGGCTCCATTATAGTTTGCATCCATGATTTGATTCTACGAGTGCCATACTCATCCATAGCAAGCATTCCTCGATATGTCTCAGTCTTCTCTTGCTCCACTCCTTGCAATGTCCCTGGAACTCCTGAAATATATTCAATATCTTGCTTACCCTGCTGTGTAATAGTATAAAATGCCTGATTAAGACCTAACGGCTGTATGGGGACTGGCGGTGTGAACCCTGGTCTATATTTTAATAAAGCCCCTGGTGCTGAAGAATATTTTTCCCATTCTTCTTCAGGTACAGAGCCTTCCTCGTATAACCACCTTAAATTAGAACTTAAATTAGCGTTATGCAACATGATCTGATGCGACTTATTAATTTCTTGTTGCTTGCCTACGAGAGGGGTGACTGCGCTCATTGGATACGGAGTCCCTGTGTATGTATAAGGAAATGGTATTATGGGATACTCAGTATTAGGTAAATAATATTCGTATAATAATGTATCTCCAGCAACGCAAGTAACTTTTACCCTAGTATCATAATACCGAACAGAATCAACGAGAGTATCTAAAAATTCTTTATTCTTAATAAGTAGATTATATTCATCTTCATTTACTACTTTATTTTCCACTTTAGAAATCTCTTCAGTGACCTGAGCTTCGACAGCGGCTCTTTCTGACTGAATAGACGACTGTGTTTCTTTTGCAAGTTTCTCAATCTCTAAATTAGCCCTTGATTCAATAATTTCACCACGCTGTAAAGCCATAGTAATTGATATTTCTTTTTCCTCAGCGACAACCATCATCTCTTTAGATATAGTATCCATTCTTTCCTGTACTTTACCATTTATCATTTCCATTTCCTCTGGTGATGGAGGAACTTTAATAAATAAATTATAATATGGTAATTTTTCCTTAGAGTACATCTCATAGAAATCAATCATATCATCATCTTCACCAGATGGCTTATACGAAGATGAAATAATATCGCCAGCTTGTATGCTTTCGGATATACTAACGTTTCTTTCAGTATATGAGCCAGATGTGTTTACAGAGCCGCTAGAATTTTTTATTTTATTTTTATATTCAGGAAGTATACTAGAAAGATGATGCTTAGGTAAGTCCTTTTTAACAATTATATAAGCAGCGTCCCTGAACAAGAAGTCACGGCTCATTGGGTCTATGTATACATCAAAAGGCTCTATTCTTTTAAATACTACTTCGCCCATTCCTCTGTCTTTATCAGCGTCTACATCAACCATCATATATCCAATACCCTTTGTAAACGCATCCTGAACTACTTGTGAAAACAATGACTTACCATTCGATATATACCAACAGTAAGAAGCTACATCGGCATGAACAGCTGCTATGTCAACATCAGAGCCCTCAGCCCCAACTGCTTGCCACCTAGGGTTATTAGCAGTGACAAAAAACTTCATTATCTCTATAGCTGGTGTGATCCTGTTAATAATAAAATCAGGCATGCCAGCTTCTTTTAAATCATCACGCTCTTTAGAAGTTAACTGATCATTTAAATAAAAATCATAACCACGCTGATTTATATTACGCCATTTAAGCCTCTCAGCTGTAGCTGACTTATTCCATAATTCCCTGACTGTCTCAGCCTTCTTTTTATTACTAAATCTTGCCACGATTGTCCCCCTTTATCATATATTCCATAGCCACATCTTCAGGTAACCCTCCAAACAATTCTTTCCATTTTTTATTTCGATCTTTCAATTCAAATCTTTTACCATTGGCATAATATCCTCTTTTATGAGATAAATTTGGGTCCTCATTACTAACTACATTTTCTCCACTAAGATAAGCACTCATTGTATCTTTAAACTGACCACTATCCATTTTAGTGGGACCAAGATTATACATGAAATCTGCAAGTCCATGTTTCTGCCTATCGGATATCTTACCCCAATCAAATCCTCTATTGACAGCATATCTCTCAGCCTGATTTAATGATGATAAAGCCCTACTCTGAAGAGC